GAGCCGCTCCTCGTCGGTCTTCTGCGGGGCGCCCATGTTCGCGTGGCTCGCGCCCTGCGCCTGTCGGTCGGGAGCCCGGTTCGTGTTCGCGTGGATCATCTTGATCGCGTACCCTGCCGGGTCGGCCTCGAAGGCCTGGCGCTCCTTCGTCTCGTCCTCGGGCTTGGCCGTGAGGCCTGCCGGGATCGTGTTCTTGACCTCGAGCCACCGGGCGTCGGCTGCGTCCTGCGCCCTCTTCTTCTCGAGGTTCTCGAACTCCAGGAGCCGGGCGTTCGCAGCCGCGAGGTCCTCGTCGGCCTTCTTCTTCGCCAGGTTCGCCTGCTCGAGGAGGCGGGCCGATTCGTCCGGCGGCGGCGTGTTGGCGTGCGCCGCCGGGGCGGCCTTCAGTCCCTTGATCCCGTCGAGGATCTGGGACAGGAGGCCCTTTACTTCCGTGTCGTCTGCCATGTCGGTTTCTCCAAGATTGAGGAACATCGTCTTCGGGTCATTCGGCGGGACGCCATACCGCATATCGAAGAGGAGGATATGCGAGGGGACGACTTTCCCGTCCAGGTAGCCGGTCGGGTATGTCGCGGCGTCGTAGCCAGTGGACTGCCCCAGGTGGCCCGCTGCGTGGAGGGCGCGGACGTCGGGGTCGGAGAAGGTCAGCCGGGCGCCGAGCCGGGGCGTGCCCGCCGTGTGGATCGTTGCGTCCGAGACGGTCCCGGCGATCCGGCCGCCGATGCGGGCGATCTCGGCCGCGGCGTCCTGGCGGAGGGCCTCGTTGGAGGGGTGGACCGGGGGCCCCGGCTTGAAGATCATCGGGGCCGCGTTCCACTCCTCCTCGGTGCCGTCGAAATTGTCGACGCCGAGGTAGGTTTTCCTCCCTACCACGAACTCGTGCGGACAGGGGAGCCACTGATTCAGACCCTGGAGGATGGCCTCGTGGGTGTCGGGCGCGACGGTCGAGCCGAAAGAGGAGACGTGCTGGAGCTCGACCGGCTTCGCGCCCGGGTGCTGTGTCGACCGCGCATCATCTTCGGTCGCGGTTGGCATAGGTACTATTGGCGCCGATCCCCGGTATATAACAAATATTTTTTATAACGCTTTATAACGCTTTATAACGCTTCGAATGACGAAAAGAGGGTCAGGCCTTCGCCTTCTTCAGGGCGGACGATAGGCCCTGCTCGAGCGCTGCCGAGAAGTCGATCCCCTTCGCCGCGGCCCGGTCCGCAAGGGGCTTCGAGACCTTGACGACCTTCGAGACAAGGGCCTGGTCGTCGGTCGTGGCGAACAGGTACACGGCTGATCTGGAGCGTCTGCCCCCGTTGTGCGCAGGGTAGAGCCGGCCGAGGTCGCGGGCGATCTGCCCGTACGAGTCCTGCCCTGCATGCTCACGGATATACCGGATCTCGTCGGGGTGAAAGTCGTACCGCCGGCGTTCGTCGGTCATCGGGCCGCCTCCCGGATCACTTGCGCCGGGTTGCCGGCCGCCACCGTCCAGGGCGGGATATCCTTTGTCACGACGGACCCGGCCCCGATGATCGACCCCTCTCCGATCGTGACCCCTTTCAGGATCACGACATTACAGCCGATCCAGGACTTATCCTGAATGACCACGGGGGCGAGCGGGACCCCGTCCCAATCCCACAACGACGGGTCCCGGTGATAGCCCGCAAACTCTCCCCCCCGCCGGCGCCAGTCGAGGGGGTGGCCGTCCGTGTCCATGATCGTACAGTCCCATGAGATCAGAACATCCGACCCGATCGAGATGCCCCCCCCACAGAAGAGGAACGTCCCCGCTCCGATCGAGGTCCGGTCCCCGATCTCAACCGTGGCCCCCTCTCGCAGCGTGGCGATATCGCAGGCGATCATCGAGTCGGCCCCGACACGGATCCGGGTCCCGGGGCCCGTGACCGGCCCGCGAAGGTGAAATGTCTCGGTAAGGGTCGTCCTCTCCCCGACGAGGAGGGGGCACGTCTCGGGCCGGCCCGGGGCCATCAGCACCGCGATCGCAAGCCGGGCGAGCCGTGCAAAGGTGAGAGCCTTCTGTATCATGCCTCGGCCTCCGCACGGGTCTTGATCACGGGCTTGAGCCCGCACTCGCAGTTAGGGTGCAGGGGGAAGCTCGGCGCCTCATCGATCGGGTAGACCTCGCCGACAAGGGGATCGCAGTCGGAGCAGGGGGAGTCGCCGCCGAGGACCTCGACCTCCTCGACCCCCGCGTCCTTGTACCGGGACCAGGCCGCATCGTTGCGGATCCGGGACATCTCCGTCCGGGCGACCAGTGCGGCCTGGGATTTGCGCTCGTCGAAGTAGGTGGCGAGCTTATCGGCCAGGCTCCCGGGCTGGTACCCGTACGTCCCTTCTTTCGCCCCGAGGCTGCCGCCCTCCTCGATATGCTGCTGGACGAGCTTGCCGATCTCTTCCCGGTCCTTCGTCGTCTGGTCCTTCAGCCAGGGGGTGAAGAACCGAGTCGTAGTTCCATCCTCGAGTTGGACGACAACCGTCGAGCCGCCCTTCGCGAGGTCCTTCTTGTAGTCGGTCATCTGGTCGAGGGCGGCCTTGTGGACCTGGTCCCAGGCGATCCCGATCTTGAGGTCGCGCCGGGCCGTCGCGTCCCCCGTGATCGCGGCCTCGGTCCCGTGCTTGATGAGGATCCGCTCCTCCTCTCGCTGGAGGTCCTCGAGGGCGTCCTCGATCTCCTGCCATGCGGCCGGGGGGATCCGCTTCGGCTGGGCCATCAGTCGACCGCCTCAAGCGCCTTCAGCACCCGGTCCCGGCAGCGGTCGACCGCCGCCCCCAGGTCGTCGGCGGCTGCGGTCCGGATCGCGGCCGGCGTCTTTGCCTGGGGACCAACGTTGCCGAAGGCCGAGGGGGTGGCCGCCGGGATCCCCTCGTACTCGGCGTCGAGCCGGGCCTCCTGCTCATCGTCCAGGGGGGGCAGATGGTAGAGGGCCCGCCGCTCGGCCCGCGTGCTCGCCCGGGTCTTGAAGCTCGACTCGGCGATCTTCACCTCCTGGTCGGTCTTGTCGAACTGGAGATCGGGGAGGTCGATCTCGACCCGATAGCCCCGCCATCCCGTCTCCTCCAGGGCCCCCTGGAAGAGGGGGACGTAGGCCGCCTCGAGCCACGACTGGATGCCGCCGACGTAGGCCGCGAGGAGCTCGGCCTCGGAGGAGGAGGACCCGCCGATGGTGTTGCCCTCCTTGGCGATCATGCTCGAGGGGGAGAAGTGATCCTTGAGGAGGCGGGAGAGGACCTCGATCGTCTCCAGGTTGTCCGCGGTATCCGTGATATGTGGATCGATCAACTCCATGTTCTCCCTCAACGCGTACCCGGTGTTCTTCCCCCAGTTCTTTAGGATCAGCTTCGCGTACTCCACGTCCCCGGGGACCTTCCCGCCGAGCTGCTTCCGGGTCCGGGCGCCGTGAATCTTGATGAAGAGAAGCGGGGCGCCGACCCGGTGGCAGCGTTGCATCTGCGCGGCCCACAGGTAGTCGAGCATGGCGAAGACGGACGTGACCGCCAGGACCGTGGGGCGGCTGCCGAGCTCGGGCCGGATCGGGTCGTGGACCTCGAAGACGTTGTCCACCTTTACGGGGGCCAGGCTCGTCTCGTCCTGGACCTGGTGATACTCGACCGTCCCCTCCTTCGTGAGGACGATCCCGGGGAGGATCGGGTTGTAGGCCTTGACCTCGACCGCGGTCGGCTGCGTCGAGAACGAGTCCGGGGGCAGATACCGGATCTCCGTGACCCGGTACTCGTTGCCCTGCCAGGCCATCCCGATCGAGGAGAGGCCGGGGCCGTACCAGAAGGTCCCGAACCAGTCCCGCTGCATGGCATAGTAGAGAGAGACGGCCGGCTCCTGCGCCATCGCCGTGAGCCACTGCGAGGCCTCCGGGTCCGGCTCCCCCTTCGGGTCCAGGGCCGTGATCGTCGGCTGACCCCGGAAGATCAGGTTCCGCTGTTTCTGCGTGAGGGCGTCGCCGTACGGGCCTTCCGCGTACTTCTTCAGCTTCTCAACGGTGACGGGGGTTTCCTTCCAGGTGATCCCCGTCGAGGCCACCCAGACGACTCCCTCGGCCTCCTTGTTCGGGGCCTTCGTCGGTTCTTTCGGTGCTTTCGCTGCCATGGTTAGAGTCCTGGGATATCGTCTGACCAGCCGCCGAAGTCGGGGATATCGGCGGAGCGGTCTTCGCATGGTGCCTCCGGGGCGTCTCCGCCGAGGGCCTCGGCCCACATGGCGGCGTACCGGGTACAGTCCATGCCGTGATCGTCGACCTTCGACGGCTGCTCCTTGTTCGGGCGGCCGTCGCCGGTCTTCTGCCAGAGGTAGGTGTCCCACTCCTGCTCGGTGCAGGTCGGCTTGTGGGCGGCCAGGAGGGCCGGGTCCGCCTCGACCAGGGCCCCCCGCATCACGAAGATCCGGGGTCGGCCGTCGCCTGCCAGCTTGAGTCGGGCCTGGACGGCCTGGATCCCCGTGGATACCGCCTTCTTCGCGGCCGTCGTCCGGACCCCGTGGCGCTCGAGCGTGGCCCGGTCCTCGGCGTCGTGGTCGGCGACCGTGGCCGTGATCCACTCCTGTCCCGCCTCGAGCTCGAGGATGTCCCGGGCATGGTCCTCGACCAGGCGCCGGGTGTGGTAGATCTCCCGGTAGAGATACAGGCGGCCGTCCCCGTCGATCGCCCACCACTGGCAGACGAAGGGGTTGGTAAAGCCGAAGTCGATCGCCCGGATCCGGATCCAGTCAGGAGGGACCGGGAAGGGGTCGATCACGTGGACCGCCCGGTCGAAGTCCTCGTAGACGGCGCCCTCGGCCGTGGCCCATTTGCCCTTGCGGAGGCGCTGGTACCGGACTCCCGTGAGCTTGTCGAGGGTCGCGAGGGACCGCCGCCCCTGCTCCGTGATCGCCCCGGTCGCGGGGTCGAAGAGGGTCGGGTTGTCCTCGTGCCGGCTCTCGAGGAGGACCAGGTCGCCGGCCGCGGTGCGCTTCAGGATCCAGTGGTTCGCGCCGCCCGGGTTGCAGTCCCCGAAGATCTGAGCATAGGGCGCATTGCCGGCCCGGCCCGTCGTCCTGGTCGTGAGGGTCTCCCAATCGTCGAGGGTGAGCTCCTCGGCCTGATTGACGTAGATGAAGTCGCGCTCGCTCGAGAGGACCTTGTCCGGACGGTCCATGCCGCCCACGAAGATCCGGGAACCGTTCGGGTAGTCGTACCACTCGACGTGCTCGCCCCCGAACGATGTGACGGGGCTACCCTCCGAGAGGACCTTCTTCTCGAAGGTCTGGAGGACGGAGCCCGTCATCGAGGCCCGCGTCTTCCGGACGATCGCGCACTGAACGCCAGGATACTTCCAGCACAGGCCGTCGAGCTTCTCGAGAGAGGTCCGGGTCTTCCCGGTCTCCGATGGGCCGGAGAGGATCGCCTCGGGCGCCCGGCACTGCCAGAGGGCCCGGCCGCCGCCGTAGGGCGTGAAGGCGACCACGTCGCCCGGCGGGTTCTCGAGGATCACGTGGGGGGTCATTCAGAGATCATCCATCGAGACGCCGCGGAGGACCTTGACGACCAGGTCCACCTGTCCCTCGATCTTCGCCGTGGCCTCCCCGTCCTCGAGGCGGGCCAGGTCCGCCCC